TCCGCTTTTACCTTGTTCTTCTCTATCTGGTCTACTATGCTTTTATCTAATGCTTCGTTGTCTTTGTATGTAAGGATGATAAAGTCGCTGTCAGGTTCGTCTTTTAGTTCGGTATGCACCCAAAACTCATTAGCCGGATTGAAGTCCAAGTAAACCTCTTTCTTTGTACGTATCGATAACTCGTTGTAAGATTCGAACGTTACGTTATTGCACTCGTTAATATACAAAATGTCACGCCTTGCACCCCTGAGCTTGGAGCTGTCATCTGCGCTAAAGAATTCGAATGTGCTTCCGTTTTTTAGCTGATACGTAAGCAAAGATTTATTAAACTGATCTTCATTGAATCTATTAGTCCATTTCAGTATTTTCAGAAAGTCCTTTAATGCACCCCTTCTTAAATGCGGTATTGATTCAGCTACTATACTTATTTCTAAATTAGGAATCTGTATTGCTTTGTTTATTAATACTGCTAAAATAGAATACGTTTTCGAAGCTGCCGTGCCTCCTTGTATTATTTTAGTCCGTCTTTTTAAAGCAAGTACTTTATTCGTTGCTGTCGTTCTCTTGAACATCAGGAAATAATGGCTGTTCTAAAATCGTTTGTTCTATTTGTTGGACTGGCGCACCGTATGCTGAGTTCATTAACTCTTTATAAGCTGAAACATCACCCTCTCGCATTTTCTTAACCATTGCCAAAGTTCCTAAATCTTCTTGGGTTAAAATTTCTTCAACCCCTGTAATTGGGTTCTTTGCTTTTTGTGTTGTTTCTAACCATTGACGTGCTATTGTGCTTCTATTCTTTGCCCCTTTAGGTTTTCCTGCTGGGTTTCCTGATTCGCCTTTTTGCCAAGCTGGTTTTAAATTTTCTTCATTTGCCATAATTCGGTGAATTTTCGGTGTAAATAGAGCGTCGGGGTGGTATCGCACCCCTTCTTTAATCTGGAATGATTAACGCATTACTTTTATGCTTCCGACGCTTGTTGTTTTCGTTCTTGTAAAGTTACTTTTTTTCCTTTATACATACCAGCTCCCATTTCATCTATTTTGCTAAATGGTAATATCGGAACGGTTATTTTGCAAGTTTTATCAATTAGGTAAATGTATCTTAATTGATTTCCATTTAATTTTTTTGCACCAATATATTCCATTATTCTTTTTGAACTTGTAGACCCATTTCTTATTTCATCAAACTTTTGCTTTGTAATAAACGGAAGCAACCAACTTGTATAACCGCTTTGTCTTAAAGTACACGCTTGTACTACTTGTTTATTTGGTAGTTCCCAGTTTTCAGTTTTATCATTAATTTGAGTAAGTTGAAACCCACTTGCCCTGTATATTGTTCCGTCTCCACAAAGAACGCCATCACTAAAAGATAAAATCCATTTTATGTGAGGTGCATTTTTTTTAATTAATTTAAACGTAATACTTAAACATCTACTTTCTGAGTATTTAGGCAAGTAATCATCAAAAGCCATTCTGTTCAGTTCAAGCATTTCATTCCATAAAGTACCTTGTACTAACCCTAAAACTTTACTTTTATCTAAAGGACTTCCAAAACTTAAAACTCCGTGTAATTTATTATCTAAAAAAGCACCAAAATGAAGTTTTGAATTAGGAGCAACTTTACCGCTATAATGATGTTTCTTTACAAACTCATTAGCAATCTTTGAGGGTATGACCTTGACTATTATCTCCTTTGCTCTGCCCATTGCATTACTATCAAATAAAGTGCGTTTCCATTCGTGTTTTCGTTGCCCATTGTTTCGCAATATTTATAATCTTCCGTTTCTTTAATGTCTGCTATTGCATTTTTTATTTGTTCCGCTTGTTCATCTGCTAAAGTAAAAGTCATTTGTTGAAAAGGTGCTTTGTCTCCATCAGGTAAACTAAATTCAGTTCCTAATTCATCAGCGTTTAAATCAAAGCCAGGTAAATCTAAACCCCAATCGTCTAATTTTTCAACGTCCCATTCATTTGCTAAACTATCCCAATCCCATTCACCAAAGCCTACGTTATCTTTAATCAAGAATTCGTTTTTCTGTTCCTCCGTCCATTCGTCTGCTACTATAATTGGTATTTCTTTTAATCCTATCTCTTTGCACGCTTTTAAACGCATATTACCACCCAATACGCAATACTTTCCATCTGTATCAGTAAAAACGATTAGAGGGCGTTTATTTAGCATATCAGGAAACTCTTGGATAGATTTAACTAACTTGTGAAATTTTCCGTCTTTTATTATTCTTGGGTTCTTTGGGTTTGGTTTAACCTCTTTTATATTTACTAACTTCATTTAATTAGGATTATAGTTATAGCTTTCGAATTCGTCTTTTGATACCGGATATAACTGCATTAAATCTATATCATAGTCATAGAAAACAATGTACTGCGCTTCTGCAATAGTCAAAATCAATTTCAGTGCATTCCAAGTTTTCAAATGGCTCTCAGGGTTTAGTATCACTATGTAGTAATCACTTTCCAGTGTCTCGCTTGGTTTCCTTAGATGTATCTTGTTTGAGTTCTTCATAAGTCATAGAACATATAGCTAATCTTTGGTCCGTGTTTTCGTATTCAGATACCATCTTGTCATCAGTCATACAACGCTGAACAAAATCAGCTTTTGATTCATTCGTGTTTGGCTTAGGAATCGGCATCTTTGTACTCGTTATAAATGTTACGCAACTTCATTACTATATCTCTCCAGCAATCTACACAGCTTGTAGGCTCTTGCTTTACATTAAGCACTCTATTGTAAACTTTCAATAGTTCGTGTTGGTCTGCTGGGCTTATCTCTGCCGTGTTTCTACTAAAGTAGTTCTCAAGTATTCCGTGTTCGTCTTCTGTTAGGCAGTTAGGCTTTCTGTAAGGAAACATCTTGTTGAGCTTCTCTTTACGCTTATCGCATCCGCAGTCCTCTCCGGCTAACCACTTAACGACTTTAGCGATTTTGGTCTTTTCGAAGACTTTTTCTAACGTGTCTCCTAAACCTTCAGCTCGTTCTTTAACTCTTTCACGAACCTTGTCTTTTACATCGTCTTTTACTTGATCGACAATTTCTTTCAGGTCTTGCTTTAAATCTTCAACAAGTTCTTTGCCTTCGTTCTTTACGGCATTCTTAACCTCTTCGACTACTTCATTTCGTCTTTTTCTCCTTCTTTTCTCCATTTTCTATATCTCTTAACATTAATTCTAAGTGTACTATTCGCTCCAGCCAGTGCTTAGCATCAAATAGGTTGGGGTTGTCTGCTTGTAGGCTTTGTGACCACGCTACATAAGCAAGTTCTTTCTGTGTGTTTAAATAAATCTTGATTTGTTTCATTTTGCTAAATTAATATATCTTTCTTTTAATTGTTCGAATTCAGTCTTTAATGTTTCGTGTTTTGATAACAACTCATTGTGTTTAGCGATAAGCTCAGAAAGCTCCATTCTAAGCGTTTTTAGCTGCTCTCTCATCTCATCCTTTGAGTAGTATTCGTTATCCCAATATATAAGCTCCATTATATCAATTCTAAGTCGTTATTTTGTAAGTCTTCGTAGTCTTCCCCCACAGCCTTCCTTATCCTATCTTTACAGCTCTTGATAGTGTGAAAGATAGAAGTTAAACTAATCTTTGTCTCGGCCTCTAATTCTCGCATAGACTTGCCGCTATCTCTATATAACTTAAAAAGCATTGTATCGTACCAGTGCCAGCTTTCTATTTCTTCTTCTATTTTGATATCAATGGCGTTCTTGGCTATGTTCGTCTTTTTCTCGTCTGTGTCATCATAGATATATATAGCCTCTTTTAGGTCGCACTTGTCTATCCGGCTCTTTTGCTTGCAGTAATCTACATAAATGTTTCTGAGAACAAACCAAACGAAGCCTTTATTTACCTCTCCGTCTTTTACTATCTTATCCCAAGTAGTGTATTTATGAAGTCTGAGATACATTTCCTGAACTATATCCTCTGCATACATACGCTCGCCAAAGCTCTCTACTACTCCGACAAAGTATTTATGATGTTTAGCTACCTTGTTAAGCCACTCAGTCGAGGTTTCTGTATATTCTGCTAACAACATAAAGCCAAATTAAGTCTATAACCTTATTAATTAA